ATTTATTAGCCGGAACAGCTGTAGCCAAAACATGGTTGCGTGGTGTCACCGGTCTAACTGCTGAAGAGTTGGCGGATACGGCCACCTTTATTTCTGCAATGTCTATGAATATATCCGATGAGCAGCGTCAGACAGTGATGCGTGCTGCTGCTGGTGATTTTCAATGGCGTTATACCTATATCATTTATACATCTATCTTTTATTCCTGTTATGCATTTTTTCTTGTACCATTTGAAGGTATTTATTCAAATTTAACTCGAATTTTTTTATCTCGTTCCAATCATGTGCAAGTGGCTGATTTTCTTGATTTCAGTTCACAGTGGCATAATTTAAATGCTGATATATTCAATTATTTTAATGATATGACTATATTTAATGCTCCAATAGTTGATTGTAACTATTGGAAAATTCCTAGGATTGATGGTGTCAATCTTTGGGTTTGTCAGCAAGATTATGACTACGAAGTATATTTCAACATTAGTGTTTTTGTTGTACAAGTACTTATGTTTATGATTGTTATTTGTGTAACAGCGTGGAAATATGAAATGTTAGTTTTTAGAGTATTAATGGAAGAGATGATCAAATTAACGTTGGCGCATGTTTTGGCACCATATGATTATTATCTATTTTTACTACCGGCATTGGTTATTGGCCTGGCGGAAAGCATTTATTATCGGAAAATGATAAATGTTGTCTTTCATGTGTCTAGTGCTTTCTTTCATAATTATCCACTGTTTGTAATTAGTTTTCATGTGTTATGGAATGTATTCGTACCACATAGTCAATTTAATGCGCTTCCTATAATAAAAGGCGTATTTAAAGGAATTAAATATTGTTTATCTAATGTTTCACCAGTGCTTGTAGAAATGCGTGCTGGATCATCAATTACTGAACCACCATTTTATGAATGTGTGCGTGGTTCATCTATGAAACGTGGATTTAGGCCCTCAACGCAATATTTATATGGAATTGGTTCGTCAGGTTATAGACCAGTTGCTTATGCCCCTAATTACAATAATGAACATGTTGCCGTCACTTCCAGGATAGTGGCTGCAACACCTGAACCAAACATGGACAAAACAACTGCCTGCATAGTGTGGGTTTGTAGTAATTTACGTAAAATATTTACTAAAGTTGGTATTGTCCAGAGTGTAAGTTTTGAAACCTATATTAAAAAAAGTAATGCTAGTGCAAGTGTAAAGAGAACACTTAAACGTACATGGCTCAAATTGCAAGCTGATGGTGTGGATGAAAACACCATTTTAAGCCAAGATGAACTATATAAAATGACGTTAAGAAAAGCATTCGTTAAGGTTGAAAATAATGTGTATCGTTCGCCAGCTGGACGTAAGAATAAAGCAAGTAGATTAATTCAAGGTGCAAGTCCTGAATTTATATGCTTGGTTGGTCCTTGGATGATGGCGTTCCAATCTATGATTAAAAAACAGTGGAGCAAGAAAAATTTTATATGTTTTACTAGTGGCGTTAATGCCCTAGATGCTGCCAAAGTTATTGATAAAGATGGTTGGGAAATATTAGAAGATGATATTGGTGCTTTTGATGCATCGGTTAATCGTCCTTGGTTACAATTAGAGTTAACCGTTTTTAAATTTTTTGGAGCACCACGTGCTGTTTATGATTTAATTAGAGCTAATATTGACACACATGGGGTTACAAGTAAAGGTATACGCTATAAAAGAGAAGGTATGCGTAAATCTGGTGATCCTTA